GGATAGGTCAGTATCTTCGTTGTAGCGCCCACGCCAGCGCATTGGCAGGCTGTTGTCGATAAGCAGGCAGGAGTAGATGCGGGTATTCATTACAAACGCAGGTAGCGGCTCTTTAGCCTTGGCAAAGAAGTCGTAATTGAAGCCAGCAATGGCGACGTTCTCGTAACGGTCAACGAAGTCTTCTGCCGCCCTGAATATCGTGCCAGAGGTAACCTTAACCATCAAGTTGCGGTTGAGCCTATTGAAGCTGGCTATGTTGTCGTCCATGACCCAGTGGCGTGCCGCGCCCTGAGCGATGCTATGTTCCCAGCAAAAGTTTCTAGCCGCACCGGGGCCTTTTCCACGCGCCTCACCAACGTCATCACAAGTGTCATAGTCCCGCAGGTACTCCGTAGGCAACACCAAAACCTTCGCAGGGTCAATCACGCTGGCATAGTCATAGCACTCATGCGGCTCCACCACGATGTAGTACGGCACGCTAATACGTTCCAAAGCCTTGCTTGTCAGGCGCGTCTTCCAGCGCCCCTTGGATACGATGTAGACAGGGTACTTAGGATTCATCAACGTACCTCAAGTGGGACGCCCTACGGAACTCAGCGAAAGGAAACCAGAGCGCCTTCTGCTTAGGTGTGATGACCTGCCCTAACAGCTTCGCGAACTCCTGCACGTCCTCTTCATTCTTGAAGCGGACATTGATAGCGCGAAATGGCATGAGGTCTTCCTGAAGGAACTCAGGCATACCCTGCCATTCTTTTTGCCAGTCAAAACTTTCGTAACCAAACAAGTCTTTCATTCTGGCCTGCCCTCCACCTTTAGGTATTCCAGCAACTCTTTCAATGCAAAAGTATTGTCTGGATATTTTCTGATGTAACTTTCAATTTCGTAAAGAACGTAATTAAAGCCGTCGTTGAAACCACCGATGTATTCTGACTGTAGCTTTTCCATATTCGATTCGCTTTCGATTTGGTTGCGGGGGCTTTCGCCCCCTTTGTTCAATCTGCCCGTGAGCCTGCGTAGCACTCAATGCCGTGCTTGTTTAGTACCGCAGCAAAGGCTTCTGCGCCCTCTTCTTTGATGTCCATTGACTGAGTGAAGTTGCCTGCTGGGTTCCAAATCGACCAGCCTTTTCTCCAGTGCTTGCTGCCTATATCATTCTTTTTGCACCAGTTAACAAATGGTGTGCGGGCGCTTGGGAAATCAACCCATGCAAAGCCGCAGTACGCTGGCTCACCATGCTTTGTAAAGTATTCAAGTTCTGCCACCTTGGCGGCAGTCAATGCTTCTTCGTAGATTGATTGAAAATTCATGATTGCCCCCTGATTAACGTGAAGTTACTTTGACGCTGAACACAGCGGATGTCTTTGTGTATGCAGCCAACTGCTCGGCAGTTACACCGATGTCAGCACACAAAGTCTTGTAGTCAACAACCGAACGGTTGGACTCGATATACGTTGCCTTGAAAAGATTGCCCTCTACTACCTTTGCACCGCCTAAGCTGGCGCTGTCTTTGATGCTGTCTTTGATTGCGTCGGCTTGCTTAGTCAGGTCAGCGATTTGAGCCAAGAGGTTGCCGAGTGTGTCTACTGATGTCAGTTGGATGTCGTTTGATTTCATGATTCGCTTTCGTTGGTTACCTGACTCAGCACCATTACTGTGTCAGTGGTGTAACTTTAACTTAAACGATTTATCGCTGTCAACCACTTTTTTAAAAATATTTAAAATATTTTTGATGGGTTACAAAAAAGCAACTTATTCGACCTCAACCTTATCGCCTTCAAGCAATTCCAGCGTATCTTTGAGCAGGTCAGCCTCGTCGTAGCCATAGTGCTTAACGAACCCCTTAGTCCCAAGGCCATGCAAGCCCGTAGCGCCTCTGTGATGCTCAGGGCAGAGAGGTATAACACTCATGTGGCTAGAGCGCCCCCAGCCCCCCGCCAAACGCCTTGGATGGTGCAACTCCGCAGGCGTACCCTCGTACCCCATACGACGACAAACGGCGCAGCCTAACGCTGATACAGCGCTCATGTGCTTCTTTTCCTTCAATGTAGTCAAGCGTCTTCCTCCTTAAAATAACTAATCAATTCAGCATTTAATTTAGCCTGCGCCCACTTAGTTGGGCCAGACAGTTGCATCAGAGCCAGAGAGAACTGCACAAAATTCTGTAGCTTCTCTAATTCAATCTCGTCAACCTCGCCCTTGCGTATGCTTTCAATCACTCGATGTACGCCTATTCGATTGCCATCGACCACCGCCTGCCAGTCGAAGTCAATCTTTTTCTGCTTATGCATTCTTCTTTTCAGCTTCAAGTTCACGCAAGTCATTAGCCGCATCAGACACGCCATGCCAATCGCATCTGGCTATCATGACGTGCATATATTCAATCAAAATATTTCTCTGTATTTCGTAATCTGAATAATCTTTCATATAGCTTTCTCCCAATAAAGTTCTAACCAATCTTCGTATGCAGCCCAGCACATAAGCCAGTCCCAACTACGTTGATGGTCGTTGATTCGATAATAAAATTCTGCTAGTTGCAGGCAAGTTTCTTTTGGCGGTGGCTTTGAATTCATCACTCCCCCGTTTATTCATTGGATTCTTTTTTAAGCTGCCCAATGCGCAAGCCTGCCTCAAAGCCAGCAAGGTAAGCGCGGCGCTCAACCCAAAATTGATTTGGTTGGTGGCTATGCTCCCATTCATTAAAAGAATCGACGCCAGTCTCCGCCAAAATAATTTGGCGCTTGCGCCAGCCCACTGCCTGTTCGTTGTCTGATTTTGCTGTCAAGGTCATCCTCCACAATGAATAAAACAAAAAAAACAGACCGACACCGAACAAGACATTGTTGTGGATAGCCCAACCAGCAGCCCAGCAAAATACCCATGCCAAGCCGTGGAGGACACCCCATTGGAAAGTATTAAAACGCATATTTGTTTGAGCAAATAACGTCTAACACTACGTCAGCGGTATAACCGTTGACTAAGCGCTTTCCATACACAAGACGAGGGCGCAAGCCAACCTCCTGACAATCCTTAATGGCATCAATCTGCTCACCCCTACTTAACGGTTGAATTTTCTTGTCCATGACTAGGTCTTGATATGTAACCATAGGATGATGCTCCACCACTTTAGGGGAAGAACATCCAGCCAACGCGCTAACCACGCATACTGCGATAAAAATCTTTTTCATATAGTTGCCTTTCCTTCTGCTCTGTTATTTGCTTGCTCTGTACGCCAAATTTCGACACGCAACTCTGCGGCTGTTATGTCCCACTTTAGCTTCTCTTCTATTTCAACTGCGGCTTGCAGCCCCTTCAACAACTCAACCATCTCAGGGTGGGCATATGCTTCACGTTCCTGCGCACCTATTGCGGTCTCCATGCTTCTCTTCATTAAGATACCCTTCAGGCTCTTGCGGTACTGCTCGATGTATGTGCGCTCTGCCTTAGCTTTAGCAAATAACGCAGCGTGTTTCAAGATATAGTCCACCGCCTTATGTGGGTCTCTTTCTTCACTCATAAAAAACCCTCCTCTTTTTTGTGCGAACTCGTATGACTAATAAAACCACAAATATAGCAACACAAATCCAAAACATAAACCCAGATAAAGCCATAAATGACCAGAAAAAATCGCCGAAAGAATCAAACATTTACTCCTCTCCTGAATAAAAACAAAGCCAATGATAAAAAACTAAAAAAAGAATAACTACCCACGAAACTATGCCAGTCACAATTAAAAACAAAGAGCCGACATTTACTATAAATTCCATTACTTACCTCCCTCTTTGATAAAGTCCTTGCGAACATCAATCATTGTTTGCGCTTGCTCAAACGCTTCGTAAGCAATATCAATTTTTGTCTTGCCTGCTTTGTTTGGTTTCTGCATTAAAGCCATCAAAGCAAACATTCCATAGATGTCAATCAGGTCTGGTTCAACAGTCATTTGCGTGCCTGCTCTTTCTTAGCAAGGTAATGTGTAACGTGGTCATGCAACATATCAATTAAGGGAGGCTCTCCCGTAAATAAAAAGTACACCACCACTAGTGAAATAACCCAATTCATAAAATCCCCTCTATAGTTATTTTGACCATACCGCCAACGTCATCTGCCCAGTACACGCGCAGGTCTTCTATCAAAGCATCGTCTTGCATAACGCCAGCGTGAGCCATAGAGTCAAGCAACGCCTTTAAAAGATTATCCAAATCACGGCGACGGCGGTCTGGTCGAAAGCATTCAATCTCTACCTTTACCGCATAGTCAATATGTTTGTTGGCACGCTGTATCAATACTTGGTCTGAAACTGTTTTACGGTACTCACGCCCCCTTGCACTAATAATGGTTCGACCATTAAAGTTGCGCCAATATGTATTGACGGTTGGAGGCCACGGCAATGTAAGCTCAATCATTGCAAAGTCTTTCTGGTTTCAGCAAGTGAAGATAGTTGTAAGCTCATCAACTCATCACGATGTAAACTTACTTGTATATACAATGCGTGCAAATTCTCAATACCTTTTTGCATTCTTTCTAATTCATTAGCTGCTTGCAAAATAACTTCTTTGGGGCAGTATTCATGATTCAAACGCAAATCTTCAATTAATAATTTAATTTTGTAATCATTCATTTCCACTCTCCTTCAATTCCTCGGTTGCCTTTTGCCCACTGGTCTCTAACATCTTTCTCAAGTCGCGACTTGGGATGAAGTTCATTCCATCCTTTGTGATACTTCCCAAACTCGTCACTGTAACCGTGGAGCCAACGGTGTGCGCTATCGCGATTTTCAATCCGCATTGCGATAACGTGTCGAACGAGACAGCGGTGACGATGTTCATCTTCCCCCTCGCCTTCTTTAAAGACATTCAAAACCTTCCGCCACTATCAAACGCCATCGGTATCGAATCGTGATTCTCTACAAATTGCTGACTGTCTTTTAAATACCAAAGCGAATACCAATCTTCTGACTCACCGTTGCGCTGCTTCTCGCACATCAAGTATGCATCTGGAATCATCATGTCAACGCTTCCGTTCTGCGCCTCATGTTCTTTCTTTTTGTTACGCCAAACCATCAACACGTTATCTACTTGGTCGCTGATTGAGCCTGAGCCTTTAATGTCATTCTTGTTTGGTTTTATTTCTTCGCTTTGCAACTTACGGATGTGGTGAATCAAATGCACATGGACATTGTGGTCACGCGCTAATGACGTTAACTCATCAACAAAAGACTTCTGTGCGTTGTAGTCATCCTCACCTGATACGCACTTCATGAGTGAGTCAATAAAGATATGCTGAACGCCTAACTCAATTGCGCTATATCGTGATACCGCAATAACCTGCTGCGCTGTCACCGTACCCTGCTGGTCATACAGCCACAGATTTGCATGAGCAAAATTTCTCATGCGTAAGATTAAAGAAGACAAATATCTATTCTTTTCGATGTAACGAGGCGCATCAATGTTTTCGCCTGCGAACTGGCGGAGCATACGAAACAAGGTGCGCTTGGGTTTCATCTCAAAAGAAGCAATCATTACCTTCTGACCTTGCTTGATTAAACCCATAGCAATCTGACCAGTCACCATTGACTTGCCACCACCATTACCGCCTGCGTATAAAGTCACCTCGCCTGCACGGTATTGAAAGCCTGCGTGAGTCTTTGACCAAGGCATAGTCTGATAAGCCTCAACTACTGGACTGGCAATCTCAGCTTCAATTTCATCTAAGAACTCGCCTGCGCCCTTAACCTTCTGGGCAACATCATTAGCCTTGAGGTACTTCTCAAAATCTACCTCGTCAGGGCGCACGATACGAATGCGACGAGCTTCGTCTAATTCCTGCGCTCTTTTTTGTATGTCAGACGTTTGCATATTTAATTACCTCTTCAATTCGCTTTTGGGACAACTTCATTCGCTCTCTGTCGGTCTCGCTTAACTTCTTGCCTTGGCTCAAGTCATAAGCACATACGGATACCAGCAGCGCCTCAAACGAAATAATTCGCATCAGGTCGCTTGCATAAAATGAAGGCTTCATACTCTTCTTGCCTTCGACTGGATACTCGCGGCGCTTATCGTCAGGCGGAAACAAGTCAGTCAAGTCCATGCCAAGCGCCTGCACAATCATCAATGCCTCGCAGCCTGCAAAGCAGTGAATTAACACCCGCCCATCTTCCGTCTCACGAATTGCAAGAGATGGCCCTTTGTCATTGTGCGCAGGACAACAAGCCGTCCAAGAACCATTGCGCCCCTTGACCTTAGTCAACATTCCTAACATCCGCTCGACTGATGTCATCTCTGCCCCCTTTCGCGCACATAATTAGCTGCGTGATGCCAATAATTATTCAAATGCTTTACTGCTTCATGCCGCTTCATAAATTCTGTTGCAATAGCCTCGCGTTCTGTTGCTACAATGCTGCGCTCGTACTCCGTCCAGTGGTCTTGAGTCCATGTACGGTTTCGCTCTGCTGCTGCGACTAACTCTCCAAATTTCCACAATGGGTCATAGCCACTAGAATCATTTGCATAATCCCAGCCAGCCTCCCGCGCCATGCGGATAAGGTCATCTCTAGTCATATAACCTTCCTTCCAATTGAAACCGAATCGGTTACTGAGTCATCTTCCCAGCGCCTTTGATTGATGAACGTAAGTGGTGCAGGCTCAAACCCAGAAACCCACTGCTCAGAAGCCTTTAAACGGGTCACCACGGCGTTTATTTTGTCGGCTAAGGGGTCTAGTGCTTGACGCTCCCATTTCGCCTTACAGGCGTTTTTAGCGACTTTGCGTTTTGACGTAGGCCAGTTGTTCCAAAACTCCTCAAACCGCGACGCAGTCGGTGAAACCGACGTAATGGTTTTTATATTCTTCTTCTGTATCTGTATCTTCTTAGGGTTATTGTTCGCTTTCGTTTCGGTTTTCGATTCGCTTTTCAACGGTCTGCCGCCTCGCTTTCCAAGCTGTCGATTATTCTCAACTTGATGTTGATACTTCGCAATTTCGACATGACAACGATGGTTGTAATACCCATTTTCGGTATGTTCGAAGAACTCATTCAAAACCGATTCGGTTATGTCTAAATCTAGGCGTATTTTTCTCGCAACCGATTCGGTATCGAGTGGGATAGCCTTCTCGCTCATGTAGTACAAATCAAGCAGGCGTCGGTACGCCAAATCCTCAGCATCTGACAGGTGAACTGTGTGCGTAAGGTAATCACCGATGTGAAATTTGTACCATATCATTTCGCTGTCTTTCCAAATATGTCAGGACGCAATTCCGCCCTCTTCACTTTCCTACCTGTATGCAACTCAATGTCGCGGGCTAGTTCTGGGCTAGGTAGTTCTCGCCCTGTAACAATCAATGAAAACCACGTCTTGCTTATGCCTAACTTACGGGCTAACGCTATCTTCGTCCCCCTTGGTTTGTCCTTAAAATATTCTTGAAGTGTCATCACAGTCCTTTCTTGGTTAAGTGGATATTACACGAAATAAAAATTTTGTACAACGCCAAATTAAACATGATAAACTAAAGCCTGTTTAACTTGAAAGCGAACTTATGGACAGAGAATATGAAATGCATCAACTGATGCTTGAGAGGCAGCAAATGCTTGAGGAAGCCATAGAGCGGGCTGAGGCAGGGATTGCGGTGCAGGATGATTGGGACATCATCCGTTATGAATGTGGGTTGCCCAAGAAACGACCCATAGTAACTTTAGAAACTTTATCAATTAGGAGCGAATAATGGCTTTAATAGCGAAAGAAAGCGGCGGCGGCGGTGGAGACTTCACCCCAGTGCCGCAAGGAATGCACCTTGCACGGTGCTACCGAGTTGTTGACTTAGGAACCCAAGAGTCAACGTACCTTGGAACGGTCAAGCATCTACCCAAGGTTATGTTGCAGTTTGAGGTACACGGCGAAGATGACGACGGCAACCCAATTGTTACCGCCAAGGGCGAACCAATGTCTATCAGCAAGAACTTTACGCTGTCGTTAGCGGAGATGGCAACGCTGCGCAAAGACCTGCAAACATGGCGTGGGCGCGAGTTTACCCCTGAAGAGTTGCGCGGCTTTGAACTCAAGAACGTGCTAGGCGCGTGGGCAATGATTTCGGTTATCAAGGCTATGGGAAACAATGGCAAGGAGTACACCAACATTGCAGCCATCATGTCTGTGCCACCAGCTATTAGAAAAACTGGAATACCTCAAGGTCATAACGACCTGAAACTGTTTTCTATTGATGAGCCTGACATGGAGTTGTTTAACAGCTTCAGTAACGGCTTGAGAGAAAAAATCCAGAAGTCCCCAGAGTGGCAGGCGCGAGGTGGCTCAAGCGCTCCAGTAACCGCTAAGGCAGCTTCTAGCGACTCTGATGACATGGACGACGACATTCCTTTTTGACAATGAGGTTAATGCGTAATCAGCACGCGACGCACGTTGATTTCTTTCAGTTCAAAGGATTGATTGAAACCAACCCGAAAGCGACTCCCTGCAACATCGACATGGTTTTTGAGCGCAAGTGCAAATTCTTTGTCGGAGAGTGGAAGCGGGAGGGTGAGGGCATAAGCCAAGGACAGGGGCTGTTACTGCGCAATCTGGCAAAACAACCTCAGTTCACCGTAGTCATTATCCAAGGCAACACGGACGGTGACACGGTAGTCGAGAAGTTTGAGCAACTCTGCTCAGACGGTCGTTTTAGAGTGCGCGGCAAGTCTTTTGACGACCTCAAGAAGTTTGTCACGCGCTGGTACAACTGGGCGGATGCCCAAGAATTTTCTTAGGAGAAAAAAATGTCAGAAAGAATTCTTATTGATATTGCAGTTGATGAGTTTGAGTTTGTAAAAGCAGCTATCTCTTTTAAGGCTCGTTACTTAATTAGTTATTTGGATGATTGTAAAAAAAATGCCGAAAAGCCAGATGCGGTAATCAGTCATTTTGTGGAAGTTAAAAAAACTTATCCTCCGCATACACCCAAACGTCGCGGTCGCCCACCCCTTAACAAAACAGCGAAGAGAAAAAGCAAATGACTTTAACTACCCCAGCGATTCGCGCAAGCGAAAGCAACCACTGGTACACCCGCGACGGCGTGCCGCAATATACTGTGCCATCTAAGAAGGACGGGTCACCACGCAATACCACCCTTAGAGACGCACGCACAATGAACCTAGTACCCTCAGTGACCACGGTGCTAGGCGTGGCGGCTAAACCAGCCCTTCTGGCGTGGTTGCAACAACAGGTTTTGCTTGCAGCGCTAACCCTTCCCCGCCGCCCCGACGAGCCTGAAAAGGAATATATCGACCGAATCATCAATGATTCCAAAGAGCAGGGTCGCTCGGCGGCGGATGCGGGAACTGACATCCATGCATCTATACAAGGCTACTATGAAGGCAAGTCCACAGGAAAGCATCAAGAGTCCGTTACAGCTTGTTCTAAAGCAATCTACGACCACTTTGCCGAGCAAGATTGGGTCTCCGAGCGTTCGTTTGCACATGAACTTGGTTTTGGAGGTAAGTGCGACTTATTTTCTGGGGACGGAGAAGGCATCGTCATTGACATCAAAACCAAAGAGTTCTCAGACCCCACCAAGGTCGATGGATACGACGAACACCTTATGCAACTCTCCGCCTACCGAGTTGGTCTAGGCATCCCCAAGGCACGTTGTGCCAACGTCTTTGTTTCTCGTAGCGTTCCAAACCTTGCGGTAATAAAAGAGTGGAGCGCAGAAGACCTCGACCGTGGCTGGGAAATGTTCACCCACCTTCTATACTTTTGGCAACTTAAAAACTCTCACAAATAAGGATTGAAAATGTTAAGTGAAGACATCGTTAAGCAAATCTTTTTTCAAAGCGACCGCCCTCGTAAAGACCCGCTTATGGCAGACGAGGTAGACATCTTGCAATTTGCGCACAACATTGAGCAATATGTAGCGGTGGAGTACGCCCGCAAAGAACACGCCCGCTGCGTAGAAATTGTCAAAGACATGAACCGCAATGTTGGCGAAGCATTAGAAAACCAACGCCCAAAATAAAAAAAAGCCCCCCGTAATAGGGGGGCAAAGAAGGAGAGCGGCAACTGCTCCTCATGAATCATTGTTACTCGTCTGGCTGTGCGTCTTTCAATAAGAACCTTCCTGCCTCAAACAATCCAAGCGCACCCGCACCAAGCGCACCAGCGCCTCGCACACGCTTCAAAGTCTTACCCGCTGGGGGTACAAGCATAGCGCCAGCAGCGCCCGCTTCTAGAGCCTTTAAAACGGCTTCGCTAGTGTCGCCAGCCTTGAACCGTTCTAACGCTTCCTGATAACTCATTACGCCAAGAGTTCCTGTGACTCCGCCAACAACGGTTCTTGGCAACGCACCTATTTTTGCCGACTTATAGCCAGCAACATCAAGAGGTCGAGTCAAAGCACTTGGCTGTTCGTTTGCCCGCGCCAACTTGCGACGAGCAATTTCAGCATCGGCTTCAGCTTTAGTCAGCGCACGTTGTAAAGGTCGCGCCTGTCTTAACTGCCCAGTAAGGGCGTTATGCTGTTGACCTGCCTGCGAACGCTGTTGACGTAAATTTTCTAATTCAGCCTCGCGGGCAAGGCGTTCCATTTCTAACTGACGCACTTGCGCTGCCTGCATCAAACGAGCCTCTTCGGCTCGACGATTTAATTCTTCTTGATTTTCATTAGCGCGTCGCTCTTCATCAGCCTGACGTTCTGCCACGGTTTCTGGAGGTAGCGCCAACTGTACGCCACCCTCAGTACGAGCCAAACCATATTCACCCAAACCAATACGTTTAATTTTTTCAAGATTTTCTAAATCTTTATTAATTAAAAATTTACCGCCTTTTGGGTCGTCTGCCGTTTTATTAGTCGCCATATCAAGAATGGCTTCTGGCATTTCGTGAGTTTGACCTGCCTCAGCAATAGTCCAATTCCTAACGCCAGAATCGCCTTCAACTTTTGGCCCACTCGCTCTACCAGAACGAGCGTTTGTGCGAGTGTTTGAACCTCCAAGAATACTTAAAGAATCTTCAATTGGTGAGCCAAATATTGGCTGGTCTGAACCTAAAGGAGCAGTCCGTGGTAAACCGCGCAAACGAGCCTCAGCTAAACGCTGCTCATTTCTAAGGTAATCAAGGTTGCCCTGACTTTGTTGGAAAGCGCTCTCAAGATTTTGTACGCCCTGTGGAACAAACTGTTGCACATTACGACGCGCTAATTCCAACTTGTCTTGAGCCGTTAGGTTTGCCTCTTGAGCTTTACCTGTATCAATCTTTACAGGCATTTCAGGGTTTGTCAGTGGCGGCAAAAACAAGTTTGCAGCCGCACCAGCAACACCACCAGCGATGGGTATTTCTCTTTGCTCTTCATCGGTAGTTGTTGTAGTAGTGTTACCTTCTGCTTCTTTTAATTTTTTATTTGTTTCTGCAAATTCATTTTTTAAATCAGCAAACGGGCTAGTTGATTTTGCTGCATCTGCCTCGCCTTGGGCTGGCAAAAGACCAGTCTCTTTGTCGTCATCTAAATTAAAGTTTTTGGAAATACGCAAAGAGTAGTTGCGAGTTTCTTCTGGCAACGAAAGAATTGCTTTATCTGGGTCTGTCTCGTATGACTTAATAAAAGTCGATACAGCTTTGGGACTTGCGTTATACAGCGCAACAGCAGTACGAGGGCTTTTGTATTGCGTCAGCAAATCTTTAAGAATAAAAACGCCACCCTTGATATTGCTGTCTTCATCGGTAGGGTCAATATCAAGATTAAATTTCTTGTTATATAGATTTGCAGTATCAGGCATAACTTGCATTAAGCCCATTGCACCAGCAGGCGACTTCAATACCTTGTCCCCACTGTAATGAGAAAACTTACCGCCCGTCTCAGCTTCAGCAATAGCAATTACTAATTCAGGGTTGACGCCTTGGCGCTCCGCTTCCGCAGCAAGTTTAATTACTACTTCTTGCTGTGACTTTGAAAGAGCGTTAAATTTTTTCTCATCCATGTTATTGACCCCCGCGCTCTCTTTGTAAGCGCTTCAAGCGTTCAGAATAAGTTTCACCCCTTGGAGCCGTGGTTGTTGAAGTGGATGGAGTTGTTGTTGTTGAAGCCGCTGCTTTGCCTTTACCTTTAGGCGACAGCAAGTCCAAATTGCTTTGACGCATTTCATCAAGAGTAGTCTTATAGTCTTTTTGTAGAGCCTCAAAGTCTTTATCAAAGAGGAATTCGTTGTAAGACATATTCTTATTCTTTTTGTTCCACATTTCTGCGGCTGCTCTGTCAAATGCACTTTGCGCTTTTAGTGCTTGAGACTTCAAGATAACAGCACGCGCTGAGTCTGAAGGCAATGCATAAATACCACCAAGCAACTTAGTCTCGTAGTCGGACATTGAGCCTTCGCCCGGTGTTCTATTCAACTGACGTCCTCTGGTTTGCAACTCAGAACTCTTCTGCGCAAACATTTGCAACGCAGTCAAATCTTCTTTAGTTAAATTGTACCCGCCAAGTTTGTCAGCAGGGATACTAATATTAAAGTTACCAGTATTAAGACCCTCTTGCGCAGCACGCATAACAGCGCCAGCAATACCGGGTTTATTCATAATCTCAAATACGCGAGGATTATTGGTTGCGTAACCAATCATATCGTCAGCAGTATTTGAGTTTGCAAATGCTATGCGACCAGAAGATACAAGTCTACTAGCCGCTTTTTCCGCATCTTCAGCACGAATTTTTGCCGTCTGAGTTGCAGTTTCTTCTTCCGCTTTCATTTCAGATGACGTTTTAGAACGAGGAATTGCAGATGGTGAAGAATCTGTTCCATCAGCTTTCTTTGGCTCAATCTTGCGACCACGAACTTGCTCAGGGTCAAGCCAACCCTTGCTGTCATAGAAAGTGAGCAGTTCTTGCTCGTCACCAGAAGCCATAAATTTATCAAGAGCAGCTTGGTATTGTTTGGTGTCTGCGTAAGTCATTTCTCGTTCAGTACGGAGACCGCGAGGAATAACTTTTCTAGTTGTCTGTTGCAATTTCTCTTGGTCAATACCTAACCGCTCTCGGTCAATGCGATTCTTTTCTTCGCCTTCTTGAGACTTGCGAATTTCTTGCAACGCAGGAAGCATCTTTGGAGCAACCCGATTGGCTAACAATAAAATCTCATCAGTAATTTTAATATTGCCTTGACGCGCAGAATTTAAAACTTGTTGTGGGTTAGGTGCGGTTGCAACGTCAACAGGCGAAGTAGTATTAGGTACTCTTAGTGTTCCTGTTGGTGTTGTTACAGCGCCAGCCGCAGGGGGAGGGGCGCTAGATTTAGGGCCACCCAATAATTTACTTACTAGTTGGTCGCCACCAAGTTGCTGACGGAATTCCATCTCTTTAGCAGCAAGTTCAAGCTCTAGCTTTTGATTTTCGCGCTCATGCAATAATTCTTTTTCAGCCGCTGAACTAGCACCCTCAGCCGCATAACCCAACGATTCACCAAAAGAACCAGTCTTTGTAGGGCGAAAAAAACCCGCCGAAGTCGCCATCAAAACAGGGTCAAACAACTGATTTTTGCGCGTGTCTAAGCCTGCGCGTAAACGCAGAAGAGTTGCATTCATTGCCTCGCGCTGGTCGCCAAGCTCGTCAACAACTGTTTCTTTTAACCCAGTCGGTTTTGATTTGCTTATTTCTTCTAAGTTCTCAGCTTGAATTGCGCCAGTATCCAACTTACCTCCAGCCTGCACAGGAGATTTTGCTTGAGGTGGTTTAGCTTGATTAGACGACGCTTGCGCTAACGGGCTGGGTGGAATTGCCATTCTTTACCTCACTAAGTAGCCATCGGCATCGTAAAAATTTCCGTTGCCGTCGTGATATTCTGCGCCAGATGGAGCCATACCGCCATCAGCTAATCGAACGCCACCTCCATGCGCTTTATTAATTACGCCACCATTAGCTTTTGTTAGGCTTCTCTTATAAGCAGCATCAGCTTCAGCGGCTGCAATTTGCGCTTCTGTCAACCCAGAACTGCTTGGGAATAACGAGGCAACCAAAGAACCTAAGCCAGCGATTTGACTTAAAGGACTGCCTGAATAGCCCTCTGAGCCAGTTGTTTGCGTGACTGTACCCTGCGGGATTTGATAGCCCTGCATGAGTTTTGCATACTGTTGTGCTTGCGCCATTGGGTAGTCAAGCAGCTTTTGACCTTGAGCTTGTTGTTGAGCGCCATAGTCAGACATAGTTTTTAAACCAGCCGTACCTAGCTGTTGTTGCTCTTGACCTAAATTAGTAAACCCTTGACCCGCAGATAAGGCGCGAGACAAATCAGCCTGCGCTTGCGTGCCAGCGGTTGTATATCCTTGCTGTAGCGCTTGCATTTGCTTGCCTAACAAGTCGGCTTGAATGTCGCGCAAAGCGTTACCAGTAACTTGTTGTTGACGACGCGAACCAAATTGACCAGAACCAACAGCCGCCGCACCAAGGTTTGGCAGAATATTCTCTTGAATATTCCGATTACTCAAGCGACCCATCTCGTTCACCACACTTGAGGTGTACGGATTCATGTAGTCAGCAATGACGTCAGGAACGGTTGTAGCGCCCGCCTCGCCTAATAATTGAGAAGCTGCACCTAGCGACCCAGCGCCAGCAAACGCAACGTCTGGAGCCATTTGAAAGGCTTGCTGTTGCAGTGGGCTGAATCCAGCAATGCCACCCTGTTGAACAGCGTTCTGCCCTAAGTTGGCAATATCTTGCAAATAATTGGTATAAAACTCTGGAGCCGTTTGTTGGGCTTCCGTGGTCTTGGTTAGCGCGGGTAGTGGGTCACCCTGAAATAAGCCAGCCATTATTTCGCTCCTTTAAGGTATGAAGTCAACGCCTTGGTTTTTGGCGGTATCTTGTTCAGAGGAGCGGAACGCTTATGAGCGCGAATACCCTCACGGAACTTATCCAAAGCCTGTGCGCCTGCTTTAGTTGAGCCGTTGCCAATCTGCGCAACCGTCTCAGCGTCAATTACATATTCACCGTCAGCAAGCATTGCAGGTATGTCGTCAGACTGACCGTCGCCTTCTCCATGCACCGCAGAGCCGTTACGGAAGTCCATACGGCCCTCAACCATAGGGACGTTAGAAACGTGAGGCAATCCACCCTTACGCATTTGCGGAGGCATACCCTGCTGTTGCGGCATCATGCCCTGCTGAGGCATCCCTTGTGGATTTTGTTGCATCATTTGTGGTGGCATCTGCTGCGGCAAGCCTTGCTGTTGTGCTTGCTCAGGAGGCTTTTGCTGTCCAACCTGAGTCATCATGTCAGGCGAATTCATTGGAGGCTGTGGGCGCATACCCAAGTTTGCCAAGATGTCTGCGGGCTGACCAAACGTGTAGTAAGACGACACAGGTGTAGCCATTGACGACAAGCCACCAGACGCCATTTTTGGAGTCGTTGTTTCGGTCTCATCAACTGGCTCATAACCATAGTCGCCTTCGTTGACAGGGTTGTACCCCGGTGCATTTAAGTTACGCAACAACTCTTCATTAGGCGTGTATTCACCAAGGTCAGTGCCGTAGTCTTCATAACCAACATATCGGGTTGGGCCAATACCAAAATCGGTTGTGCGTGGGTTGATAAGACCAACCTTCGACATATCCAGACCTTGGTTTTGCGCACCAGTACCACCACTAAAATCTTGACCAAGTAATGTAGCAATCAATGCACCAGCGCCAGCAGCACCAGCGGTTGTACCCAACGCACTAGTAATGCCACTTAATGCCTCGTTGCCCAATTTAGAAACAGTGCCAGCGCCTTGTGATAGCGTGCTTCCAAGTTTGTCATACCAAGAACGCTCACCACCACCCGCTGATTGAATTGGGTCGTAAATTAATTCGTCGCCCTGATAATATTGTCCTGAAGGACTAATCACAGTACCGTCAGAAAAATAACGCCAGCCATAACCCTCGTCGCCTTCTTCGGCTGGGTTTTCTATTTCTGTAACAAAGTCACTTGAATCATCATCAGCAGCCGTATTAGTAGCCATAGCTACTGGCGTATCTCTCTTGACCATGTCGGATGTATCAAATGTCTGCCCAACATATTTATCTTGAACTTCGCGGGAAATTTCGTAGCCCATGTCATCAACAGTTACATAATCCCCATTGGAGTCGTAACCACTAAAGGTTCCATCTTCGTTATCAACATAGCCGCCTCCTACATAGTTAGCTACACCGCCTTTTTTCATCATAGTAATTAATCCCCCGCGCTTCCAATTGTAGTCACCATAGTCATAACTACCATAATCTGTATAGTCTGTATCGTTGCCATAATCAATGTAATCAATTTCGTCTGGCAATGGCTGGTCTTCTGTTAATGAATTCCAATAGCTGTCATAGTCAAAATCGGTTGACCAATTACCATTTGCGTCAGCTTCCCATACAGCGCCAGTTTCGTCGTCAATCCAAGTGTTATTTTCAAAAGGATTTGTTTCGTCATAAACTGTTTCGTCAGGTAATGAACCATCAGCATTAGCATACAAAATATAGTCGCCGTTGGAATCCATTGTGTAAATATTTCCATCCTCGTCTTGGAAATATTGAGAATCATATGCAGGCTCTTCTGGTAAAGCATTTATCTGTTCATCAACTATATAATCATCGTCGGTCAAATCTTCATTAGGGGCAGGAGTCTCATCAACCTCAGCCGCACGATAAAGCTCATACGTTCCGTCTGGCATAACTTTGAATACGTTACCCAAAGAGTCTGTTGTGTATTCAACTTCAGTGTCATCTTTAAGAGGAAAAGTTTGACCCTTGTCTACTGGCGCTGTAGGCGTTGTCGGTTTTGTTGGTACTTTAGGTGGCGTTGTAGGCTTTGTAGGAATCTTCGGAATATCTACTACAGGCGGTTTTTTTGTTGGAACAGTAGGAGCCTTCCCGCTGGAAACAGCAGGTTTTTTAGTAACCGACGTTACAGGTTTTGTCGTTGTTGGTTTATTTATTTTGTCAACAATTGCTTTTGTCCCTAAGCCAAGACCAGCGCCAGCAAGCGCAGTTAAAACTTTGTTTGTCGCTGTGTTAGTTTTTGCGGTTGTATTAGTAAGTTTTGGTTTAGTAATACCAGAAGTAGGCGTAGTTATTGATGTCTTAGTGTCAGGCGTCTTAGTAGTAATTGCAGGAGTTTTTGGCGTAGTTGTAGTAGTTGGCTTTGTTGTAGAAGTTGCTGTATTTTTACCATTACTAATATTTGGTTTTTTATTTAAACCTTGAATAATGCTATTCAAAGGAGCGCGGTCAAGCGCCCCAGCATCAGGAATTTGTTTGTTTGACGTGCGCTTTTTTAGAATAGCCATTTTTTATCCTGACTTTTTAAGCATTGAAGTTAAACTCGCAATATCGCTAACTGGCGTTAAATTTGCGGAACTCGATAATTTTTGCGCTGGCGCAGACTGAGGCGCTTTTTGAATTGGCGTCAACTTAGCCACATCCATTTTTATTGGTGGTGGCGTTGGCCTTCTAGGCGCTGCTTTTGCCATCTGTAAACCACTCTTACGAGCAACAACAGGTCTACGAGGAACAGGTTTTTTACCTACTTTAAGCGTAGACTTAACTAAGTTTGCAACATTCGCAACGAGTGGTTTTGTAATATCGTTAGTTTTTAAACCTAAAGAATCGGCCATTTTTTGAGCAGCGTCTTTCATAGACATTGCATTTAACCCACCCGCTGGTTGCTCAGTAGGTAAATCCGATGTCAACAAATTGCCAGCAATAGGCGCTTCAGTAATAGGTAAGTCAGATTTAACTTCTGCTCTAGTAACGTCAAGGTCTTGTGGAGCATCCGAAGCAATAGCTAAAGCGCCTCTAGGTTGCTCTGCTTTATCTTTTTGAGCATCACTAGTAGACGCATAAATATCTAAAACATCACTTGGTAATGCTTCTTCATCCGCCGCTTCAGCAACCTGAGTTGGTTCCGTAGGTTCGGTCGCATTAGCTAAAACGGTTGTATCAATATTTATATCTTCATTTGTATCTTGATTTGTATCTTCACCAAGCAAATCATAAAAATTTTCTACAGTATCTGCTTCTGGAGCATTAGCTAATATATCGTCAGACAATACAGAAATATCTGAAACGGCAGTCTCGCCGCTAGTATCTTGATTATTAAAATCTGAATTGTCAGATAAAACATCAGTCAAACTAGGTGTAGTTTCTTCTGATTTGGCTTCAGCCATGCCATCAAATCCAAGATTTGAAACGGCAACTTGATTAACAAGTTCGTCAGGAATGCCTGCGCCTTCTGCTGTGCTTTCAACCGCATCTGCAATTAAACTGTCCTCACCATCTTCTTTACCCCATTGAGTTATTGCAGATTTAAATTGTTCATCAATACTTGCGTTTAACGAACGTGCGCCATAATCAACCCCAGAACCAACAGCGCTGTTAGTAAATGACGTAAGGAAGTCACCCCTGCCAGTAATCTCAGCATTTAAACCAGCAGATACCGCCCTTGTTCCTGCGTTGTATACAGCAGTAGCATCTCGTAAATCCAAGCCATTGTTCTGCGCCATTGCAATTACATCAGGCTTAACGTAGTTACCAACCTCTCTTACACCGCCAGACACCAAGCTACCAGTAAAACCGCCAGCAAATCCGTCGTTAAAATCACCGCCCCTAACTTCAGAAATTGTTCCGTTAACAAAACCATTGCTAATTGATTCGCTTGCAACTCGCGAAAATCCTTGGTTCATACCAGCATTAATAAATGATGAATTCACAGTAGAAGACAGAGCATTTCCAACTTGGGGCGCGTAATATGCTGTGCCTGCTGACAAAGCAATGTCTTGAAGGTCGCCGCCACGCGCAGCAGTAATTGCAGCCATTGTGACTGCTGGGGGGATGCCAACAAAAGTACCCGCATAAGAAAGCAGCGTTGGAAGCGGGTCTTCAATTACCGCTTGAACAGTATCAACAACATTTTCAACGACGTTCTCAACAAAGTTACCAACTTCTTCAACAACGTCGCCAACCGTTTCAACAACGTCGCCGATAAAATCGCCAACACCTTCAACAACGTCTGAAACAAAATCGACTACTGCGCTCATTTTTATGCCCTCTCAGCCCGCTTTGGGCCTAGCTTCACGGTGACGCGAAATCCGTTTTTTGTTCTTACAGCCTTGTATCCCATACCCTCTTGCGGAGGATTGCGACCAATAGCTTTAAAAATATTCATAATCGTTGGGTCTTCAAAATCGCTTACTAGGGTGTCAAAACCCATTTTGTATGCGGCTTGGATAAACGCATATGAACTCTCTAGATAATTACGGGCTGTGTCTGCATTTAATGCACGGAAGATTCCCACCCGACCTTCAGCATGATGAACAACAAAAAGAGTATTGCCCTCGCGGAGAATAGAAGTGCCGGGCATATTCATCTCTTTAACCAGAGCAGCGTAAACTGTTGACGCAGGGTGTTGAGATTTAGTCTCTTGAGCCGCAATCATTACAATCGCTTCTTGCCCAAGTTGTTTCTCTTTGCTATCGACTAACATCACATCCCCTTAAAAATTGCAGCGGAATAGATGTTGCCCATTCCAGCCGCCAGACTCATTATCAAGCCATCAGGTGGTGTTGTCGATTCCGAAAGGAATACCGAGTCGGTTTCGGTTCGGTTTTCAATCGCTGGAACAACACCAGACTTAATATCGTCTAATAGTAAAAGCGTCTCAAGCAGCCCGCTACTGCCCATCGTATGACCAATTTTCTGCTTATACGAGGTTGCAACGAATGCTTTTAGCGTTTGGGTCAAAGCGTTCTTTTCAGCTTTGTTGTTGGACGCCGTTCCAGTGCCG